TTTGGCCTGAGCGATAGAAGAACAGAAGCAGAGATAGCGATACTTCTTCTTGTCAAGCGTATCACATATCAGTTTTATAGCTTCGTCTTTTCTCGCTCCAAGAAAACGTTTGCGTTCAGAACCGATCTTGTTCATCTTAATCTTGTTCCATTCCGTTGGCTTAAGATCAAACTCAGCTTTAGCGTTATTCAGCTTTCGTTGAATGGCATTATACATGCCCTGATCGGTCAGCAGACATCCATCGTACCACAGATGATGATTCTTGTCGTCCAATTTCATATGGACCACGTTCACTGTCGGCGGAGGAAGAATGCCATATCTGATCGCTTCCTGCAATCCCATCCGGGACTTAGCAAAAAGACCAAAGAGATGCGTCAGACGTGCTTGTTCATCTTCAGAGATGACAGCACCAAGGGCAAGAACATAACGAGCTTTGATGGTCTCCAGATAACTGGATCGCAATTCGGTATCGACATGCGGAGCCTCATCAATGACGAGCAGATCCCATTTCGTGTCAGTGTATTTATGCAGAGATGCATAGCAGGCGATGCTGGTGTTGCTGATATCGACATCGAACTTACGAAACTCATCTTCCCAATTGGAGATATTCACTGTTTCAGGGACAAGGATAAGCGCTTTATAGCCCGGATTCTTCTTGAGAAACCTCAAGGCTACTCCACTTTTCCCGCATCCGGTGGCCCAGAGACACATCAAACGTCTGCTTCGCTCCAACAAGCTTACAGCATTTGCCTGCAATGTATCCCTATCCATAGAACTCGTCGATTCTCTGTGCTACAAAAGCGAGGTCATTGGGAATGAACAGTTCGTCAAAGAGCCCCATCGGGGATTTCGCCGGGATCTCCGCACCATTACGATCAAGCATCCTGTTCGTAATAAAACCATAATGGATCTCGTTGTCCTCATACTTGAGATTGGTAAACAACACAATATCTACATTTTCAAGAATATTGTATTGACTATCGAGCAGCTTGCCTACGGTAGACGGTTTGTACTCGATAACGCCGTTCTCATTGACAACATTCTCCACATGATATTCCATGAAGACTTTGATGTCACTACGCAAATCCTGAATGGCTTTGAGGATCTGCTGCATATGTACCGCGAATCCCGTGTATTTATCGTAGCCTTTCTGATTGGCGAGCTTGAAATACTCTTGCCGAATGATATACGTGCCGTCAGTGATAACGATGTTCTTAACATTCGGCTGCTTGTCACACCATGCGAGAGCCTTAAGAACTTCCTCGTATGTTGGAGTAGAGAACATGTTCTTCTGTTCGCGTCCATATATACCTTCGAACTTGAACGGAAGTGTGCGGTTGATAACGCGAAGAATTACTGTTTCTGACGGATCAAGCGTACGAATGGAAGTCGTCTTGCCCGTGCCGGTTTTACCTACAAGTAGAATAGTTTTGGCCATTTTTTATAATGTCTTGAAGTTTGACTTCTTGTTTCACATAACAGTAGAGCTTGCCGTCCTCAATGAAATAACCTCTCTTGCCAAAAAGCTCATAAAGCATTTCGCGGGACGCAAAATCGGAGATTGTCTTCTGCTTGACAGACTCGACAGGCTTCTCAACAGTGGCGACGGGAGCTGCTTTGACTGGTCTGACAGGCTCTTTCGTCTCTTCCTCAACGAATCCGGGAGGATTATCAGGGAACTGGGCAAGCACCTCTTCGAGATCCGGAAGATTCTCTGGAACGTGCTTGTCTTTCTTTGCTTTTTTAAGCGTGTTCTCAAGTCCAAGAGGTCTGTAGACCTGACAGAACATCGCGATCGCCTTGGTGGTACGATGCACTTTGTCGGCTATCTCCTTATAGGAATAGCCCTTCTCTTTCATCGCGAAGATGGTTTTCACCTCTTCTGCAGTGTAGGTGAGTTTCTTAGGCATGTTTAAAAATAAATAAAGTTAAAAGTTGTAATGCGGTGGTGATTAGAGATTTCCTCTGTTGTTTCTGAATTCGTAATTGTTTGGTTTTCTCGTAGAATTTCTCGATTTCCGCGTCGCCTGAACGTGGCAGTTCTTCGAAATTGCATACAGCGCCGTCAAAGAATAGAGGACAAATGCCGCCCATCTCTCCATTACGATTGGCAATAACATTCAAGAACCTGGCGTTGGTCCTCAATCCATAACCTTGTTCGTCTTGGATGATATAACCCATATAGTCTTTCAATCCGAACTTGGAAGGATCAAAGAGTCCGAGAACCAGATCTCCATCGCGCGCTGTATACTTGGAATCTCCAAGAGTTGCAGTAGTCGGAACCATTCGTTTAGCCTTGATTGCTTCAAGGCCCTCAGAGTCACTTGCTTGCTGTTGGATAACAACGCACGCGAAATTGTACCTGTTGCGCAGATACTTCACGAAATACTCGCTGGTCTTGTCAATCGCATCCTTGGTCTTGAATCCCTGCTCCTTATCCACTAACCCGATATGATCGAGAATGACGATCTTGAAATGATTCGGATCATCTTGCGTATAAGAATCAAAGATCTCAACCTCCTTGCCGGTGATGAGATTCTTATGCTTATGGGATTTATACGTCCCAACACTCTTGGCATAGGCTTCACACGCTCGTAGGATACCTGTAGGATTGGTATCTTCCGTATTGAATTCCACGCATTGTTCAAAGAACTCAAGCCTCTTCTTATACTTAGGAGTCTCGAAGAGATTGAGGACCTTCTTGTCTACTGGATTCTCCGTTGAGGTAGAACGCAGATCGGCAGGAGCGATACGGATACCATCCAGCTTGTAGAGCAGATGAGACATGTATCGCTCAATGATCTTCTGAATGGATTCCTCCAATGCGAAATAGATGATGTGAACAGAACACTTGCCCGGATTGTTGAATGCATAATCCAGCGCATTGAAGAGATAGATATAATCTGCAATCTGGGTCTTGCCAGTCTTCATCGAAGCTGTTACAATCGTGTAGGTGCCCTGTTCAATACCCGGAATCTCACTTCTGAATCGAGGAAACGGGAACGGAATACAATTTGTACCTCCTTTCATCACGTTCTCTCGACGCGTCTCCAGGTTGTTGAGCACATCTCCGATTTTGGATAATCCTTCCAGTCTAGATCCGCCAGCCTCATAATCTTCTATGGACTGATACTCAACTTCAGTTGAATTAAAACCCTCAATCATATAATCTCTCCTTCTAACAGTGTTTCTGCAAATTCCTCTTTCTTCTTATCCCTGAGCATGTTGAGCAGAGTAGATTCATAAGTCTTTTTAATGATTCCATTCTTGTTTACGCCGGTATCCTTCTGCTTGAAGATGAAGTATTTCAGAAGCTGCATGTACTTGGTGGATTCATGTTCAAACCGTGAGAGATATTGACGTCCTGCTTGCAGACAGTCTTCCACAGTATAATCTTCATCCACCTCCTGTTCCCTCCAGATAAACTTGAGCCTATCTGTGAGAACAGAAACAGATTCTCGCCAATCATATTTTCCGTCTTTCTTCCCAGCTGGCCACATGTCTCGCAATCCCGCAGCCACCTGAGTGAAAAATGTATGATCTTGACGAATCATCGCATACTCTACTACCGGTTTTTGTTTAACCGAGTTTAATAGAGTATCAAAACGTCCGGCATCAATCCCACTATTGGAAAGATACCGGACGCAGAAGGCTATTTTGTCTTCGTTAACCGTCATATTCTTCCATTATGTTTGATTCAAAGATAGTGATTATCAATGAAAGAAACAAAAATGTTTTTCTTAATATTTATTCACAACGAAGACAAAGTCAGACAGTTCCGAAGACGGGATTTCAATAGAGTTCACATCATCGTATTTCAGTTCAAAAGGATATTCCTCCACCTGACGGTACGAAGAATCAATCTTATAACGAGATGTTGCATCTGCCAGCACATAGGCATTGGCATCATCGGCGTTGCGAAACCAACGAGAGGTGCGAACTTTGACTTTGATGATGCTCTTGATGGGATTGACATCTACCGATTCGACGGAGATAATATCCATCCACGTGTATTTTGCGCGGAGCTTGTCAACGATCTCGTCGGCATAGTCGTCCCATTCTTCTACGGAGGCAGGAACACCATCTGCAAGCTCGCACAGGATTTCTTCCAGCTGAGTGTCGTTGTCCATTGTGGCGAGAATCATACCAATGCGACCAATAACGAGGTCCTTGTCTAGTCCGTTGAGGACAGGAGCAATCAAGCACTTTTTCATAATGATATAATTAAGGGATTATTGGTTCAGAAGATTGAATTTGTATGTTCTCTGCATGAAGAATATCCCATGCGTCGAAGAAAAACTTCATACAGGCGGCAAGGTTATATTCGCCATTATGCCGGATGTCAAGACTACAAAGGAAGCGATTACCTTCAGGCAGCATTCCCTTCTTTTTCATCTCTTCTTCAGCGGCTTTGCCTTTCCTCTGGATCTCTAG